ACCCGCGACGTCGGCACGACTGCCTGCGCGGACCGGCGGAGGACGCCGCGTGAGCGACGACCAGCTGCACGTCTATCTGCCGTTCGGCTTTTTGCTGCTGCTGATCCTGATCATCGCCCTGCGGAGCCTCGGCTGATGGCGCGGTGTCGCTATGGCGCAGGCGTGATCGTGGGTGCCTTGGCGCAGGCGTGATCGTGGGTGCCGCGATGGTGCTGTTCGGCTTCGCGGCACTTGGCCTGCACGCCCAGGACCCGCAGACCGACGTCCAGCAGGCAGCCAAAGCTGCGGGCGTGGACCCGGTGGACCTGGCCGGCGCGGCCAACACGCTGGGCGTCGACCCGTGGGTGTACGTGCGCGCCGAAGGACTCCTCGAGCATGCCCAGCCGCCGCCGGTCGCCGCCCCACCACCGCCGCCGGCGCGCGGGTCACTCTGGGACAAGCTGGCCGGTTGCGAGGCGAGTGGCAACTGGCACTCGGCGTCGAACCCGCGTTACAAGGGCGGGCTGCAATTCGACGCCACGACGTGGGCCAGGTACGGCGGACTGGCGTTTGCCTGGCGGGCGGACTTCGCCACGCGCGAGCAACAGATCGTCGTCGCCGAGCGGACCCTCGCCACGCAGGGATTCGCGGCCTGGCCGGTGTGCAGTCGGCAGTTGGGACTCCGATGACCGACATTGTGTGGCGCCTGGCCGAAGAGGACGCTTGGGCTCTACGAGTGTTCTTGTCCGAAGCGTTGGAGAACCTCTGGCTCGCCGAGGACGAGCCATTGCGGCTCAACCTCGAACGCTGGTCGTCGGAGCTGCGGATGCTGTCCGACCAGCGAGCGCAGTACGACGCGTTGTTCCAGCCAGCGCTGGTCGGATTGGCATGATGCAACCTGCGACGTTTGCGCAACAGGCCGTGTGGGACGCGTTTGCCGACGTGACCGCCGTGCTGAAGGCCGGTGACGCGCCGTCGGCTGACCAACTCGAGCAGGTCCGCGACGCCCTGGCACTGCTCAAGCTCGAGCCGCAGCCGGACGGCTTCGTCAAGGTGCTGGAAATGGCGCTCGACAGTCTCTTGAAGGGAGGCATATGACCCAATCACTCGCCCGCGCGGAGCCGATCGGCCTGGCGCGGAACGTCTTCGGCGACGAGCGCATCGCGGTGCTCAAGGAGCAGCTCGGCCGCGGCTGGAAGGAGCCGATGACCGATGCCGAGCTCGAGCACATCGCGCTGATCTACCAGCGCACGCACCTGGACCCGCTGGCCAAACCGGCGCAGATCTACTTCATCAAGCGCTGGGACACGCGATTGAAGAAGGAGGTGATGACACCGCAGGTCTCGATCGATGGGCTGCGGCTGGTCGCCCAGCGCTCGCGCAAGCGCTTTCAGCAGGTGGGCCCGCAGTGGACCGCCGACGGCGAGAAGTGGCTGGACGTGTGGCTGTCGGAAAAGCCGCCGGCCGCGGCGCGCGTCGGCATCCGACAGCAGGGCTTTCCGGAGCCGACGTGGAGCGTGGCGACCTGGCGCGAATTCGTCCAGACCCAGGACGAGTACGACAGCCGCGGCAACAAGACCGGGCGCAAGGTGCTGGCCCCGTTCTGGGAAAAGATGGGTCCGCACATGCTGGCCAAGACGGCCGAGGGGCTCGCGCTCAAGCGGCAGTTCTCACTGGAGACGAACGAGCTCGAGCTGGCGCGCATCGACGAGGACTGGCGCCAGGAGCAGGCACGCCTGTCGCAGCGCTATGTCGAGATCTTCGGCACCGACGACAACGCCCTCGAGTTGCCATCCGGTCGCGTCGTCGATCGCAGTACCGGTGAGGTGCTCGCCGAGCCGGCGCAGGACCCCACCACGCCGTCACCAGCGACGCGCGGGTTTGTGGCACACACGAATGAGCGCGGCGAGACCATCCACATACCACGTGAAGCGGAGGACGAGCGGGCCCAGGCGATCGTCGAGCAGGCGCACGCCGCGGCGGCGAACCGCGACGCGGACCTGGCCGAGGTCGACCGCCAGCGGCGCGAGGAAGGGCTCATCTGATGCCGTTATTCGAAGTGGCGATACTTCAGAACCCGACGAAGAAGGCGGCGGAGGATGGCGCCGGCCAGGAGCTGATCTTCGGTCCCAAGGCCGTGGTCGCGCGTGACGCCCAGTCGGCGGCGATCAGCGCGGTGCTCGACTCCAACGGTGAGCTGCACGACGTCGAGCGCTCGCGGATGGAGGTGCTGGTGCGCCCTTTTGCGTGAGCGCGCCCGATCCGACTGGCAAGCCAACCACCTTGACCAAGGAGAGCGTGGAGGCTCTGCGAGCGGAGATGGCCAGAGCGTACCCGGCCCTCGTGTCGCCGGGCACTGCCGTGCAAGTGAATCCGTTCGCTCAGCTCCAGCAGGGTGGCTTCACGGCACTACCCGTCGTGGCCGGCGCGCAATCCTTCAATGCGCAGCAGCTCACCCAGACGGTGCCTGACATCTACATCGGTGGCAATCGTCGTATATGACGCGCGTCAGCAGCGACGCGGATCTGCTCAACCAACTGATCGGGCTGCACTACTACCACGAGCCGATCATTCTTGACGCGTCGTGGGGTGGTGGACGGATGTGGAAGGGCTGCCCCTACCAACCATCCGTCCGGCTCGACCAGCGCGCGCTCCCGGGCGTCGATATCGTCGGCGACTGGAACAATCTCGGCCAACTGTTCACTCCGGGGACGTTCCAGATGGTGGTGTGGGATCCGCCGCACCAGACCAACGGTGGCCAGAACGCGCTGGCCAGCAAACGCTGGGCGGACAGGTACGGCACCGACATCTACCGCGCGGAGGACATCACCGGTCTGTACCCGGGCTTTCTCAAGGCCGCGCGGGAGGTCCTGCAGCCGGTCGGCACGCTGCTCTGCAAGCTCGCTGACCAGGCACACACGGGCGTACAGCATCTCCAGGCGGTGGACTTCGTCGTCGCCGCGCGCGCGGCTGGCTGGACCGTGTGCGAGATGGTGCCCAAGCTGCGCCGACCAGGACCGATTGACCCGAAGTGGCGGCGCCAATTCCACATCCGCAAGGCGTGGAGCTACTGGATCTGCGCCCACCCGGGCGCGCGCTGCCCGGCGGTGGGCGTGCCGCTGGTCAGGACCTGCGAGGCCTGCGGACGTGGGTTTCATGCCCGACGCCGCGATGCGCGGACGTGCAGTCCCAACTGCAAACTTCGCCGATGGAGGCGCCAAAAAGAAACCTTTAGCAGTAGCGTCGCCCAACAGATAAAGGTTTCAAAATTGAGCTCATGAAGCTGTCGATCGACGACCTGAATGATTTTGGCCGCGCCCGCCTCGAGGACGATTTCGCCAATGTGGAGCGACGGGACGGTGGCAAGACGTCGCGTCTCGACTTTGCGCTGGGCTGGATGGCGATGGCGGTGCGACATCGACTGTGGAGCTACTTCGAGACACCACCAGACGTCGGGGACAAGTCCGGATGACACGGCGGCCGCGGGCGCTCGAGGGCGAGACCGAACGCGAGTACGCCTGGAGAATCTATCCGGACGACGCGCGCGAGCTGCTGCTGGCGCCGGAGCGACGCTGCAGCCAGCCGCTGTGTCAGGCCCCCATCTGGTGGGGTTTTTCTAGAGTCAACAACCGGCGGTGTCCGTTCGACATCAAACCGGACGGGACCAGGACGACAACCAACCACTGGCGAACGTGCAGATAACGACCAGAGAAAAAGGAGCGATAGCGATGCAATTCAAAGCGCGACTCGCCGCGGTGCGCGGCACGCCCTTACGCGCAGATGACGTTCGCACGGTCATTCGTCTCAACCTGGAGGCGCACGACATTCCAGCGGACTGGCTGTTCGAGCAACTCGGTGAGGACCTGGTGGTCAATCTTGCCCAGAGCACGCCGTCGATGGGGCCGCTCTTCGAAGCGGACGCGGAGGAAGTCGAGGATCGCAGCAACGGGCATGTGGAGGACGAGGCGGAGTCCGAACGGGTGGTGGTTCGATCCAATGGCCGGCGGCGGCACGGCACACGCTCGAGCGAGCAGGTCTAGGGAGCTTGCCAGGTGGCTGTGCTGGACACGCACTGGCATGCCAATCCGAAGATCCTGGCGCTCGGGCTCGACGCGATGGGGCTGCACGCGTGGAGCATCAGCTACTGCGACGATCTGTTGACTAACGGATTCGTACCTTTGAACGCGTTGCCGCAGCTGCCGCGCATCAAGCAGGCGGTCAAGGCGCTGGTGGATGCTGGTCGGTGGGAGGTTGTCGACGGCGGATTCCGGTTGCATAACTATTTGCGCTACAACCGGAGTCGGGAGAAGGTCGTCGCGGAGCGCGACGCGGCGCGGATGCGGCGGGAGCGAGGGCGCGCCGTGAATGGCCATGGCCCATGATCTGTTCGCCCGACGTTCGCCCGACGTTCGCCCGAAGTTCGCCCGAAATTCCGGCGACGTTCGCCCGACGTTCGGCCGCTACCCGGTCCCGGAGTACGTCGCTAGCTCTTAAAGACTCTTCTACCGGCAGCAGTAGCAGCAGCCAGACCGGGAGTGCGACCGGAGACCTGACGCCGGTGAGCCGCGCGCGCGAGGAGCGGCGCTCGCTGAGTTCAAATGCGGGGCAACGCAGGGCTGCTGCTGCTGCTGCAAATCTTGATTTTTTGACGAAAGTTTGGGTGTCTGCGTGACCACTCGCGAGTCTGCTCTGAGCGAGTCTGACGCGCGCCAGATCGCGTGGGATTTTCGTCAGCAATTTCGCAACAGCGAGGCCTTCGAGCTGGCCTGGCACGCGCTCTTCGAGCTACGCACCGCCGTCACGCCCAGCCTGGCGCGGCGCTTCCTGCGTGAGGAGCTGGTCAAATATCGCGCCCACCTGGCCGGCCTGGAAGAACCCCCGCTCGGCGGCGCACCGCCCACCCCGCTGCGTCCGGGCCAGTCCGAGACGTATCGCTGCCCCGGGTGCGAGCGCGACCTGCCGGAGTGGTCACGCCAGGGCCACGCGCCCGACTGTCGGAATGCCGACTGCTACGGCCTCGAAGTGCGCTTTCGCGAGGGTCTGAGAAAACGCCGTCAGTCGCGCAAGAATGCGGTGGCAGCCGATGTCTGACCACTGTGTGTGCTGCGGCCAGCCGCTCGAGCTGCACCCACCCGGCTTCGGCTGGTACTGCTCGATACCCTGCGCCGAAGACCAGCTGCGCGCCCAGGTCCTGGGGACGCTGCTGCACAGCACGCCGCGCCGGGCCCTCAGCGTCGAAGAGTGGCACGACCTGAGCTCGTCCTACGCCACCGACCTGGCCACTCTCGAGCAGCTGGCGGTCCATGTCTGATGCCGCGCGGCGTGCCCCACTCGCCCGAGCTGCGCGCCCAGGTCGTCGCCGCGGTCCTGGCCGGCACCACGGTCGCCCAGGCTGCTGTGCAGTTCGGCGTCAACAAGAGCCTGGTCTCGCGCTGGGCTGCGCAGGGGTTGCAACCAATTGCAACCGAGCAACGCGCGCGTGCGCGCGACCCCGAGACGCTCGAAGAGCTGCTGTTTGACCTCGTCGCCACCAACCTCCAGACGCTTCGCCTTCAACTTCAGGCCGCAACTCGCCCGGATTGGCTTGAAAAACAGTCCGCTGCCGAGCTTGCCCAATTGGTTGCAGCTGAACGCGACACCGTCCTTCGATTACTCGCCGGACTCCGACCGGCCGTCGACCACAATCCGGCTGGACTCCCGCCACCTGCCGACGCTGCATCCGGCCCAGCAGACGATGGTGGATGAGGCCCGGCGCTTCAACGTGGCCGTGTGTGGCCGACAGATGGGCAAGACCACGCTCGGCATCGAACGCGTCGCGCGTGGCGCTGCCGACGGTCTGCCGTGCGCCTGGTTCGCGCCGACCTACAAGTATCTCGACCAGGTGTGGCGCACGCTGCGCGAGGTGCTCGAGCCGGTGACGATCACCAAGAGCGAGCAGCAGCACCGCCTGGACCTGCACGGTGGTGGCAGCGTCGATTGCTGGTCGCTGGAGGACGCTGACGCCGGCCGCGGCCGCCGCTACGGGCGCGTGGTGGTCGACGAAGCGGCCATGGTGCGCAACCTCGAGCAGGTGTGGCAGGCGTCGTTGCGACCCACGCTGAGCGTGCTGGGTGGTGACGCGTGGTTTCTCAGCACGCCCAAGGGCCTGAATTACTTCCACCAGTTGTACCGGGTGGGTGTGGACCCGCACGAGGCGGAGTGGCAGGCCTGGCAGCTGCCGTCGTCGGCCAGTCCGTACATCCGCCCCGAGGAGATCGCCGCGGCGCAGCGCAGCCTGCCCGAGCGCGTCTTTGCCCAGGAGTACCTGGCCCAGTTCCTCGAGACCGAGGGTGCCGGCGTGTTCCGCGGCGTGCGCGCGGTCTCACGGCTCCAGCCACAGCCGCCACAGCCCGGGCACGTGTACGTCATGGGTTGCGACTGGGCGCGCACCGAGGACGCCACGGTGTTTTCGATCCTCGACGCCACGCTCGGCGAGCAGGTCGCGATCGACCGCATGATCGGCACCGACTACGAGCTGCAGCTCGAGCGGCTACACGGCTGGGCGGCGCTGTACCGTCCGCGGGCGATCGTGGCCGAGGCCAACAGCATGGGCGGGCCGCTCATCGAGCGCCTGCAGCGGGGCTATGCGCGGTTACTCGGAAGTTCGCGACCGGCGCTCCCGGTCATCGCCTGGACAGCGACGGTGGGCACCAAGGCACACGCGGTCCAGCAGCTCGCACTGGCCATCGAAAACGGCCAGCTCACGCTGCTGGACGACCCAGTCCAGGTCGGCGAGCTGCTGGCGTACGAGGCCAGCGTGCTGCCTTCCGGTGTGACCCGCTACGCAGCGCCGGAGGGTGGGCACGACGACACGGTCACTGCGCTCATGCTGGCGAACCTCGCGGCGGCGCAGGAGCCGATGACCACGCGCTCGAGCTACGCGTTTGGTGGCCGATGAGCCGCGGCTACGAGGTGGTGTGGCGATGACCGACCTGGAGGACCGCGTCGCCCGCCTGGAGCAGCGCCTCGACAGCCTTGAGCGCATCGAGAAGGAGCTCGGGCACATCGACGAAGGCGTGACGACCCTGGCACTCGGCTTTCGGGACCTGCGCTCGGACTTCAACGCCTACCGTGCCGAGAACGGCGCGGTGCTCGAACGCATCCTGGCGACCCTGCAGGACCTGCAGCGCCGCCCGTTCGTGTTCCGCTGGCCGTGGGAGCCGCTGCGATGAAGCCCGAGGAGCGCATCCGCATCGGCGTGCTGGACGTGACCGGCGACCTGACCTTCCAGACCGTCGACTACCAGGCGCACGTGCTGCACGACGTGCTGGGCGGCTACATGGAGACGTTCCCGCTGCCGCGCCACCTGCGCGAGCGCGACCTCGTGGCCATCGCCGACGAGGACGGCAACCAGAAGCAGCTGCCGTACAACCCCTTCAGCCCGCTGCTGGGGCGCCAGATCGTGGGCCGCGTGCTGCTGGTGCGCTCGGACCTGCCCGAGTTCGTGAGCCTGACCGACGACGACGTCGAGGCGCTCAGGGAGTGGTTCGGCCAGCTCGGCGGACGAAGGTTCTAGCGATGGCTGCGGTAGTACGGGTCGACGTAGGTGCCGTCGGAGCGCGTGTAGCCGCTCACGTACTCGGTGCGTGGCAGGCCCGTCGTCTCAGAGATCGAGCCATAACCGCCAAAAGCGCTCGACGAGCTCGGAGACGTGCTGTACCGACCTGGGTCATACGGGCTGGGATTGCCGGTGTAGTTCGGCGAACCGCCAAGACCGCTGGGGTAGTACACGTCACCCCCTGATGACAGACAGACGGTGCACGACTGGGCGGACGCAGCGGTCGGAATGGCGAAGACCCCGACCAGCGCGAGCGCGGCGGCGAGGGCGCCGAATCGGGCACGATAGGATCGAATGTGCATGGCGAAGAATCCCCTTCGTTATGCGTGGTGACTCGGCCCACCAAACGGGCCGAGTCGCCGACTATAGCCAACACGGCGGTCGAGCGCTGGTGAAAACCGCGTGAGAATGCCGTTGCGACCGCGGTGGCTCGAGGCGTACGCCACACCGAAAGCGCGCGCGCCGCAGAAAGCACCACCGGAGGGCGGTGCGCTCCGCGTCGACAAGTACGCTATCCCGCTCGAGCTGCGCCACCACGACGCCTGGGCGTGCTGGCACTACGAATTCGACCACGACCGCTGGTCGAAGCCGCCCTACAACCCGGAGTCCGGTCAGCGCGCGGAGCCTGGGGACGAGTCGACCTGGTCGAGCTTCGACCGCTGCTACCAGGCGTACCTCGATGGCAACGTGCCGGCGTCTGGCGGGCGTCCGTACGACGGCCTGAGCTTCGCGCTGAACTACCGCTGGGGCATCGTCGGCCTCGACCTGGACCACCTCAGCCTGCACCGGCTTGACGCCGATCACATTGTGCGCACACTTGATGCGTATGCGGAGTACAGTCCGAGTCGGGATGGCTACCGCATCTTCGTCCGCGGCTCGCTGCCCGAGGGTCGCCGGCGGCGCGACTGGGTCGAGATGAGCACGCGGCGGTTTTTCTCAGTAACCGGCCACAAGCTCGAGGGTGCGCGCGACATCATTCGACCGAATCCTGGCGGGCTGTACGACGTGTGGGAGCGCTACGTCCAGCGTGGCTGACGAGCTGAGCGCCCCCACGGCCGAGTACCTGGCCGACCTGGCCACCGAGCTCGGCGATCGCTACCACGCCGACGACCTGCAGATCGACGGCTACCGCGCCCAGCGCGAGATGCGCGTGCCGGCGATGAACGGCGCCGACGAAAAATACACGCTGGTCAACGTCGATCCGCGCGATCCGGACGTCTCCGAGGAAGCGTTCCAGCAGACGGCCATGCTGACGCTCGAGCGGCCCAAGCTGCAGCTCAAGGGCGGCGAGTCGGACACGGCGCAGACCAACGCCTCGCTGCGCGAGCACTGGACCGAGGAGACGCTGTGGGAGGCCGGCACGCGCACGCCCGGCAAGGACACCATGGTGGCGCTCACCGACGCGGCGCTGAACGACGGCGGCGCCTGGGCCAAGATCCTGTTCGCGCCGGATGTGTGGGACAAGCGCTATAGCCTGCCACGGCCCGGCGGCGGCGCCTCGCAGGACGTGTACGACCACTACGACAAGGCCACCGAGGAGGCCAAGAAAGCCGCGGGCGTGCCGTTCGTGTGGAGCGCCGTCGACACCCGCACGGTCTATCCGGACACCGCCGGCGGCCAACTGTGCGAGGTGCTCGAGGTCACCGAGCGGCCGCTGCGCGCGACGCTGCGGCGCTACCGCCTGGGCCGCGACCGGCAGGGCGACCTGGTGCCCGAGGAGCTGGCCGAGCCGCAGGCCACCAGCAACCGGCCCATCCTGCCGTCATCGCTGCAGCTGTGGGAGCACTGGGACGAGACGTACGCCACCTGGGCGGTGGCAACTTCTAACTACGCCGGCCACCAGACGAGAAAGATCGTCAAGCAGTTCCGCCACGGCTACGGCTTCGTGCCGTACGACTTCGCGCCCGGTCTGTGGATGAACCACTGGAGCAACCGCAAAGTGGGCTGGGGCGTGTCCCAAACGAAGCTGTGGCTGGTCCAGTACCGCCAGTACCTGCGCGCCATGCACGCCCAATACGTGGCCCGAGATCTGCTCAGTCCGCTGGTCAATTACGGCGAAGCGGGCGCGGCGCCGGTCATCGGCAACGACGGCAAGCCGCGCGATCGCGATCCCGGTCCAATCCCCGGCGAGATCCTGAACCTCGGCCCTGGTCGGCAGCTGCAGCGCATCCAGTACCCGGACGCGACCACGCTTGAAAAGCACATGCAGCTGGTCGATAACGCCATCATGCAGCTCGAGTCTCCCAAGGTGACCACGCTGGGCGGTATGGAGGGCGCCGGCTTCGCCATCTCGCAAGTGCTCAGCTACAGCCGCACTCGCGTCGGACCCATCAGCAGCAATCTCCAGTCGCTGCTCAAGGGCCAGACCGAAAAGCTGTGGTCGCTGGTCCAGAACAAGGTCCAGGAAAAGGTGTGGGTCGGCTTCAGCGGACCGCAGGGCACCACCGGCTACATCGGCCTGGACCCCGACGACTTCAACCGGCCGGTGCGCATTCAGTGGCAGATGCAGCAGCAGCTGCCGACCGACGACATGATCAAGGCGCGCTACGCCCACGAGCGGCTGCAGGCGGGCACGTGGGGCAGCGACGAGGCGATCGAGTACCTGGGTGACAACCCCGACGAGATCCGCCGCAGCAAGCAGCGCGACCGCATCCGCCAGTCGCCGGAGTACCAGAAGTGGCTCGACAACCAGGTGTTCCAGTTCGCTGGACGCGGCGACATCCTGGGCGCCGCGGCGCAGGCGCAGCAGCTGGCGATGAAAGTGCAGCCAGCGCTCCCGGCAGGACCTGGAGGCATGGCGACGCCGGCGCCAGGCGTGTTCGAAGGTGGCGGTGCCGGAGCTGGCGGCGTGCCGGACCTCGGCGCGCTCGCCGCAGCGCCAAACGGGGCGGGCGTGATGCCACCGCCAGGACCCGCCGTGATGCAGGGCGCCGCGGCCAACGTCGGCGCACCAGGAGCAGGAGGACCCTAGACCATGGCTGAGAAGTTCATTGCGGGTGCGATCAAGCGGCCAGGGGCATTCACCAAGAAGGCCAAGGCCGCGGGCATGTCGACGTCCGCGTTCGCCGCCAAGGTGACCAAGCCCGGCAGCAAGGCGAGCACGACGACGAAGAAGCAGGCAAACCTGGCGAAGACGCTGCGCAGTTTCAACAAGAAGTAGCGACCGGTGGCTGCTCCGAAGTCTGAGGCCGAGCTGCTGCGCGACAGCATGACGCGCGAGGTCAGCAACGACTCGTACGCTATCGCCCAACAAGTCTTTGGCCAGGGCCAGCAGCCGGACGTCGCGCGCATGTCCAACCAGCAGATCGACGACCGCTACATGCAGGCGGTGCAGAACGGCGATCGCGACTACCTGTCGTCGGAGGCCGTGCGCGACCCGCGCCAGTTCCTCGAGAGCATGCAACGCCTGCACACCGCCGGGCGTATCAGCGTTCCGCCGGACCAGGCGCTCGAGCCGCAGCCACCGCTGCCGCGACCGGCGCAGGCTGCGGCACCGGTGCCGCAGCCCCCGCCACAGACGCTCCAGAGCGCACAGGGCGTGCCCACCGAGCAGGTTCCGTCCCTGCTGCAACCACCGCCGTCCGAGCCGCCACTTACTCCACCCGCACCACAGCCGCCGGCGCCCGCACTGCCGCTGAGCACGAGCTGATGGCCGCTGGTCCGTCCGCCACCCGTGTGTACGTGCCGGCGTACATCAAGTCGGACGGCACGGTGGTCAACGGCTACTGGCGCGACAACACGTGGACTCGGCGGCTGCCCGGACTGAAGACTGGCAAGACGTTTCGCTCGAGCACCTTTTCGCGGCCAAAGCGACGCTGAGCCATGCCCGGCTTCCTGCTCCTGGACGACGCGCAGAAGACCCTCGGCGACAGCCTGAACGACTTCGGCCAGAACCTGCTGCAGCAGGGCCAGCAGGCCGTCCAGGACGTCCAGCAGAGCGCCGCCGACCGACTGAACGACTTCGGCCAGGGTGTGCTCCAACTCGGCCAGCAACAAGCTCCGCCGCAGGTCTCTGATCAGGCGCCGGCGCCTGCACCACCGGCGTCTGATCAATCTCCACCAGCAGACACGACGGCGGATCTCACACCAGCGCCCGCGCCGGTCGTGCCGCCACCGCTCAGTCAGCCGCCGTCGGATACGGACAACGCCGTCCAGCGCTTGACGCAGCACGGGCTGCAGGTCCTCGGCCAGGGCGTGATCAACCTGGGCCAGGATGCCCAGCAAGCCGCGCAGCAGGCCGGCTCTGGGGTAATCAACCTGGCCGCGCCGCCGTCAGCTTCGTCACCGGCGGCCTCGAGCACGACGGCCCCCGATCTGAGTCAACCCCCCAGCAGTGGCACGTCGGGCGGTGCTCCGCCGACAGGTGCGATCGACGCTTCGAGCCCCGCGGCGTTCGCCAGGAGCGTGGCGCCCTACGCCCAGTACGCGGCGCAGCAGCTGGGCATCGATCCGACGTGGGTCACGGCCATGATGGCCAGCGAGTCGAACTACGGCAAGGCGCCAGGCAACGAGCTGTTCGGCGTCAAAGCGTTGCCGGGCCAGAAGTCCCAGACGCTGCTGACGCACGAGGGCGAGTACGGCGGTCAGCAGATGAACCAGAGCTTCGCCGCGTACGACACGCCACTGGACTCGGTGAACGCCTGGGTCGATCTGATCAAGAATCACTACCAGCGTGCCGTCGGGGCCCAGACGCTCGGCGACTTCGTGCACGGCCTGAAGCAGGGCGGCTACTTCACCGCCGCCGAGCCTGAGTATCTCGGCATTCTGCAGGGCATCGGCGACCGTGTCGGCGGCGACGTCCAGGGCGCGCTGCAGGGTGCACAGAACACGGCTTCCACCGTTGCGTCCGCGGTTGGCCAGACCGCTTCCACTGTTGGATCAGCCGTCTCGAGCACGCTCGGCAACGTCTCGCAGTTCGGCGACAAACAGCTCAGCGCGGCCGAGGCGTACGCGGCGTGCGGGCCGGCGGCCGCGGTGCGGTTCGCGCAGCTGTACGGCCGCAATCCGACGCTACGCGAGGCCACCGACCTGGCCGCGCAGGTGGGCTGGACGCAGTCGGGCGGCATGGCCGGCCTCAGCTCGGAGAGCAAGCTCTTTGACGCCATGGGCATCCCGCATCGGCAGGTGGGCGCCGACTGGCAAGCGCTCGCGCGTGAGGCGCAGTCCGGCAATCCGGTGGTCATCAGCACGCCCGGTCACTACTTCACCGCCGACGCCTACGACCCGACCACAGGCGCCTTCCACGTGGGCGCCAGCGGCACCGACTTGCGCGGTGGTTCCGAGTGGATGACCCCCGACCAGATGCAGCAGCGCATGGGCCAGCTGCAGGGCGGACTGGTGACCGACCACCCGAACGTGCCGGCCCAGTCGCCGCTGAGCGCGGGCGCGCAGGTGGTCCAGGACGTCGCCCAGCCGGTGCTGAACGTCGTCTCGGGTGCCACCACGGCCGCGGGAAGTGCCGCGAAGCGTGGTCTGCAGGTGCTCGACGACGCGGTGAGCAGCGCCAAGCAGGACGTCATCCAGCTGGGCCAGAGCGGGCTGCAGGTCCTCGGCGACACCAGTGGACCCACACCGGCCAGCGCTCAGCCGCTGCCGTCGGACGCGCTGACCAACCCCATCGGCACGCGCTACACGGCTCCTACGACCCCGCCGAGCTCGGACACGTCTGTAGCCCCGCAGAGCGCGATTTCAGGCCCACCGGGCGGCCCGCCAACGAATCCGCTCGACCAGGTCAAGCAGAAGTTCAACGACGCGCTGGATTCGCTCGGCAGTCTGATCCAGTCGCCGCAGGCGCAGACCGTTGGGCAGCAGGCCCTGGACCTGGCTGGCCAGGCGCCCCTGCCACTCACCGGCGGACGCGTGTCCGACCTGGCGTCGGCGGCGCGCGGGAGCCAGGCGGCGCTGGACGTGATCGAGCAGCAGCGCCAGCAGTACCAGAACCGCCCGAATGACTTCCAGCAGTTCCAGTCGAACGTCGACGCCGCGCGCCGAGGCGATTGGGGCGCCTTCGTCCAGGGCACCTTCGACCTGGCCAACCGGGCCGTCGAACCGCTGACCGGTGGACCGCAGGCCGATATCAGTCAGGCGGTCTCGGCTGGCTTGACCGCCGCGGGGGTCGACCCCAACTCGGCGCGCGTGCTCGGCCAGGTGGCCAACGTGGTCGGCCCGCTCGCGCTCGAGCGCGCGATTCCGAGTGTCGTGGGCGCGGCGCAACGGGGCACCGGCGCCGCGGTCAACGCTGGGCTCGAGGCCATCGACAGGCTCGCGCCACCCGAAGTTGCCTACGCCAGCTCACGGCGCGCCGGTGAGTCGGCCGAGGACTACCTGGCGCGGCTGGCTGGACAGGCGCCCGAGGCCGCGTCCACGGGAACGCAGATTCTTGGTCCGCGCGGCGAGGTGGTCTCGACGGTGCATCCCGAAGCGCCGCCCGAGCTCGGTTTCCACGCGCCCGAGACGACACCCGCACCGCCTGCTGAACCAGGTTTTCGTGCTCCGGTCACCGGCGAGCCGGCCGTGACGGATGTGGGCAGCCCACAACTGGTCAGTCCGACGGGAGAAGTGCTCTCGCGCGTCACCGGTCAGCCCGTCGCCGCCGCGGGCGAGGAGCTGGCCGGCAACATTCGCCTGCCGAAGTTCGTGCAGCAGCCCGTGCGCGACATCATCGAACAGGTCCACGCCGCGGACCCGCAGCGCTTCGACGCAGCACGGCGTGGCGTCGTGACCAACGAGATGCTGCAGGACTTGGCTGACCAGGCCGGCACGACCGTCAATCGCGTTGCCGCGGCCTGGAAGCCGGGTAAGGCGGCCAATGCCGAGACCATCCTGGCGATGCGCCAGGCGCTCGCCGATCGCGCGCTCCGGGTGCGCGCCGCGCAGAACCTACTGCGCCAGAACCCGACGTCGATCGATGCGCGCAACACCATGCTCCAGGCGATGAACCAGCATGCGGCGTTGCAGGAAGCCGTTGCCGGTGTCACGGCCGAGGCTGGCCGCGCCGTCGCGCAGTTTCGCCAGCCAGTCACTGGCGAGGAAGCGGCGCTGAGTGCGCTGCAGCGCATCGCCAAGAACACCGGCCTGACGCCCGCTGAGCTGACCGATCACCTGGCCAACGTCGACCTGAGCGACCCGGCCAGTGTGGCCAACCTGGCGCGCACGCTGACGACGCACACGTTCGCCGACAAAGCCCAGGCGTTGTGGTATTTCGCGCTGCTCTCCAACCCGGTCACCCAGCTGCGCAACCTCATCGGCAACACGATGGTCCTGGGCACGCGCCCGCTCGAATCTCTGGCCGCGGCGGGCATCGACGCCGCTCGAGCGGACCTGACCGGCACCGCGCGCCAGCGTTTCTTCGGCGAGTCACCGGCGGAGATCATCGGTGGACTCGCCGCCTCGGGCGATGCCCTCAAGGCGGCCTTCCGCACTCTGCGCACCGGGCTCACACCGCAGGACCTGGCCAATCCCGAGTTCGCGGGGCGGACCGAACCCTTCCAGGGACGCCTGGCTGACCTGACCGTGAACGCCCCCGGCCGCATGCTGGCGGCGACCGACACGCTGTTTCGCACGCTGAACCAGGGCGCCAGCGTCTACCAGCAGGCCTATCGCCAGGCGGCCAGCGAAGGCACCCGCATGGCCGACATGCCGGCACGCGTGGCCGAGATCGTCCGCAACCCGACCCAGGAGCTGCTCGACCGCGCGGGCGCGGACGCGGCCTACCGTGTCTTCCAGAACGCAAACACATTTGCGACTGGTGTTGGCAAAGCCCGCGAGGCGATGCCTTTCGGCAGCGGTCGATTCGTGCTGCCGTTCATCAACACGCCGGTCAACGTTGGTGCCTATGCGCTCGAGCGGAGTCCGCTGGGCGTGCTCAAGCTGGCGGGCAGCGCTGCGGAGCGCAGCGGTGGGCAGCTCAGCGACAACATCGCGCGCGCCACGCTGGGTACCGGGCTGGCGGGCTACATCGCGTACCAGGCCGCGCAGGGCAACGTCACCGGCGCGGCGCCGACCGATCCAACCGAACGCGACGCCTGGCAACGCGAAGGCAAGCAGCCCTACTCCGTCAAGCTCGGCGACACGTGGTACTCCTACGCTCCGCTACAGCCGTTTTCGAGCATCATCGCGGCCGGCGCCGCGGCCGGCGACGCCTGGCAGAAGGGTCAGAATGATCCGACCAGCGGGTTGAACCCCGCCTCGCTGATTGCGCTGACCGGCGTAGCGGCCGGTCGTGCGATGCTCGACCAGCCCTGGCTGCAGGGCCTGGCTGGCGTGGCCGACGCGTTCACCAGCGGCAACGACCCCCAGACGCAGGGCGACCCGCTCAAGAGCATCAGTCTCAACGCCCAACGCGCTCTGGCCAGCGCCGTCGTGCCGGCCGGCGTCCGCCAACTGGCGCGTATGTTCGACCCTACCGTGCGCACCTCCGACCCCGGCTGGGAAGGTTTCGGCCAGCAGATCGCTTCAGGCATTCCTGGTCTGAGCCAGAATGCGCCGCCGCGACTGAACGCGTTCGGTGAGCCCTCGCAGCGCCCAACATCGGGGCTCGCTGCGCTCAATCCATTCAACCCGTCGCAAGAGACGAATGATCCTGTCGAAAAGGAGCTCCGCCGCCTGCAGGACGGTGGCTACGACGTGGAACCCAGCCTGGTCAGCAACCGGGTCACCCTGCTGAGCGAGGCGCTCAAGCTGACGCCCGATCAGCAGCGCCAGTATCAGGGCCTGGCCGGCACGATGACGCATGACCTGCTCGAGTCGCTGCTGCAGACCGACGCCTATCGCAACCTGCGGCCGGATCAGCAGGCCACGGTCATCAACCGCCTGAGCGATCGTGTCGCGGACGCGGCCCGCAAGACGCTGTACCCGTCACTGCTCGACCAGGCGGTGGAACAGAAGATCGCCCAGACTGCGAAACGCCAACAGACGCAGCCGCCGGATTGGCTGATCCGTCAGGCGACGGGCTCAGCAGAGGCGCCTACTGGCGAGGCGCCGATGGGCTCGGCGAATCGGACGGTCGCGGCCGTGCCATGACGCCGTACATCGTCATTCCGCCACCAACGATCCCTGCGAAAATGCCGCTACCCATCAAGATGATGACAACGTCTCCGGATGGAAACATCGTCGCGAGTAGGCCTGAGAGAACTACCGCAACTGGAAGCGCCACCACGACGGCCATCACAGCGAAAGCCCCGAGCTCCGCGAGGGTAAGCTTGTGTGACATTCGAATGACCTCCCGTGTCAGTCGGATGTGTGGCGTCCTGAGCTTGTGTCTTGGCTCGGGACGTCCGACGTTCGCGCCGAACTATACGGAGCGCGTGTTCGATGTCAATAATGTGCCGAGGTCGCGAGCATGCCCGACTCGACGCTGACTCCCGAGCAAACGCAAGCGCTGCTCACGCAGCTGCTCTCGGACGGCAAAACGCCGCCGGCCAAGCTCGGCGACCTGGAGCTCGTGCGCGATCCGACGACCCAACAGCCGATCGCGTACCGCGACCCGAACACCGGCAACACGATCTCCATTCCACAACCCACCGCGACCTCCAGGACCCCGTCGCCGACCTCGGCACTGGACCGCATCGACGCCCAGGGTCGCGTCATCCCACCCGACGACACGACGACCAGGCCGGCCAAGCTGCGCGATCCGGCCACCGGCACCGTCACTGACCTGCCGGACCCGAAGACCAACGCGCAGCCCAGCGGCACCTTCACCAACATCGTCGACCCGCGCGACCCCGCGGGAAAACGCATCATCGGCGTGGTCGATACAGGCGACAACAGCTACCACCAGCTGCCCGCCGAGCCGGACCCGACCACCGGCCGCCAGATCGTCAACACCGGCACCAAGCTGCTGGCGGTCGACAAGGACAACAACGTCACCACGTTGGCGACCGTCGACAAACAATCACCCTTCCAGGCCGTCACCATCAACGGCAAGGTCTACCGCTTCGATCCCAACGAGACCGATGCCGCCAAGGCGTTCACGCCGATGGGCGACCAGACGCCCCCGGACACCAGGGACGCCAACAACAACCCGATGACCTGGGACAAGACCCAGGGCAAGTATGTCTATCCGGCGGGCATCGACGTCAAGAAGCCGGCGGCCGCGGTCTACGGGACAGGTGCCAACGATAAGTACCGCATCACGGTCGACGACCAGGGCAACGTCGTTTCGACCGTCCCCAACGAGAACTATCAGCAGCCGACGCCCACCCAGCTGACTCCGGACACCGCGGCGCCGTACGTCCCGATGTGGGACCCGACGAAGAACCAGGTCACCTGGACGCCAAATCGGAACCAGGTGACGGCCTCAGACGCGGTCAAACAGCTCGCGCAGCAGCTCGGCGTGCAGCTGGGCAATGGCCAGATCTCCGAAAAGAGCGCCCAGGACCTGATCACCGACGCGATCACCGCGATGAACGCGCACACCGCGCAGGTGCAGGCCCAGACACAGCAGCAGCAGCAGGTCGCGACCACCGCCAACACCGCGCTGAGCAACATCAATCAGTCAGCGCAGACGGGTGCGGGCGTCCTCCAGAACCGCGTCACGGCCGGCACCAGCATGCTCAACAGCGTCCTCGGCCTGGCCGGGCAGGGGCAGCGCTCGGGGAACATGGGCGGCGGCCTGATGAGCGTGCCGGCTGGCCTGGGCGACCAGCTGGTGGGCGGCATCACCGACTGGGCGACGCAGCTCGGCGGCGGCAGTGACGTCTACAACTCGGCGGCCAATCTGGTCAGACGCGCCGACCCGAACAACGGGCTCGGCCAGGACGCCTCGACCGCCTATGGGATCCTTGGTCAGATGCTGCAGAAGTACCGTGATCTGACGGGCACACCGCATCCCGCCGAGGCCATCGCCGCGCAACCGCAACAGCAACTCAACACCGGGTTCAACGCGCCACAGACGCTGCAGCCGACCCCGCAGCAACTGGCCAATCAACAGGCAGCCGCGCAGCAAACGGCCGCGGCGACGCAGCAGTTCGGTGCGCCGTTCGGGGCGCTGGGTGCCAACCGCATGCCGTCGACGCCTGTCCCGCAGCCAGCCATGCCATTAGGCGCGATCGGAAGTAACCCGATGCTGAACGCGATGCAGAACCAGGCCTTCACCGCGCCGCAGACCTTCCAGACGCCAGTGTCGCCGGCCCCACCCAAAGTGACGGTGAGCGTCGGCTGATGCCTACCTACACCCTGCCGAATACACAAACGGGTGGCTCGCAGCAGATCTCGGCCAACTCACTGGCCGATGCAGAATCGCAAGCTCAGGCGACCGGCACCTGGTCGCCCGCGGCGGGCACCTACGGCTCTAACTCGGTCGGCGCCTACACCCCCGGCAGCACCCCCAGTAGCCCAGCTGGACCGCAGGCCACGGTCAACGCGGCCAGCTCGCTGGGCACCGGCATCAACAGCTTGCTGGGGGCCATCGCCTCCGGCAACAAGCAGGCCTTCGACGAGGCGGTGCGCCAGTTCAATCTGAGCTTTGGCCTCGACCAGGACAAGCTCAAGGAGTCGGCGCGCCAGTTCGATGCGGAGAACGCCATCGCCGCCGCCGGCCTCACGGGCACCTACAACGGCCAGCAGACGCTGCAGGGCCAGCAGCAAGGCTTCAACCAGGCGCAGGCCATCGCCCAGATGACCGGTTACTGGAATCCAAACGCACCAGGCACCTGGACCAGTCCCGGCGCAGCGGGCACTGCGCTCAGCGGCGGCAACCTGTCCTGGAACCAGGTCTCGCAGCAGCTGCAGGCGGCCGCGGGTGCCAACTACAACGACGCCGCCGCCAAGGCGATGTACCAGCAACTCACCGGTGCGAACCCGAGCGCCTTCAACGGTGGTGCGGCTGCGACACTGACACCGGCGCAGATCGGCCAGATCTATGCCGCTGGCGGCGCGCCGAGCCCCACCGCGGCCGCCGGTGGCGCCGCCAGCCAGGGTCAGATGACCACCGCCTACCAGCAGCAGCTCTACAACGAGCAGCTGGCGGCTATCAACGCCGCCGCGCAATTGCAGGCCAACCCGTTCCGCCAGCAGCAGGTCATCGGTCAGCTCGGGCGCATCCTCGGCGGCCAGGGCGTGGCCGGCTTCAGCGCGCCGAACACGGTCGCCGGCGTCGGTACGCAGGGTGGCAACACTCAGGGTGGGATGGGCTACATGTCCCAACTCATCGACGATATTCAGGGCGGCTCCGGCGGGACCAACAGCACCGGCGTCGACAGCGTGCTGGCCGGCATCCCGACGCCCAATCGTATTAACTCAGCAGACTTCCTGCGGTCGGCACCTTCGACGCAGAACATGATCCTGCAGGGCATGCAGGAAAAGTACGGCCTGGACCCGACCGACAGCCTGCAGCAGATCAAGAACACCTTGCCAGCGTTTCAGGCACCGTCTACATTCGGAACCATCCGTGGATAGCTGACGTGCCACTCAAGAAGTCGACCTCACCGAAAGCGTTCAAGGCGAACATCCGCGCCGAGGTGAAAGCCGGCAAACCCGTCAAACAGGCGGTCGCGATCGCCTACGCCACCAAGCGGCGCGCGGCCGCGGCGAAGCGCAAGTCGTCATGACGATGACCAACGCCGGCATCCACCCGGACCTGCTCGAGGAAACCCTCGCCGAGCAGGCCGAGGCAGCCGAGACGCCCGCGACCGAGCCAGCCCCTCCCGGTCGGCGGCCGCGGCGGACTGCGCGGGCTGTTGCGCAGGAGACCAGTCCTGAGGCGCCTGCGGAGCAGTCCGCGCCACTGCCTGCGGAGCCGGGCGCGGAAGCCGCCACTCCGACTGAGGCCGCCACCCCAGCGGAGTCCGCCGAACCTCCCGAGTGGCTGGGCGAGCTGCAGGGCAAGACCGATCCCAAAGAGATCATCAGCATCGCCCGCGAGCACCTGTCGCGCGAGGAGCTGGCTAACGATCCGTTCTTTCAGGGGTGGATCGGCGACCTGGCCAACAAGCGCGCCCGGCAGCTACTCGCCGAACAGGACCAGCAGAAGACCCAGCGCGAGCGGCAGGCCGCGCTCGAGCGCGGTGACCTGTACGCGCTCGGCCAGTACACCGCCCAGGACATGCAGGCGCAGCGCGCGGCCGAGGAGTCCCAGGCCCAGCAGGCGCTCAGCCCACTCATGCAGGACGTCACCGAGTTTCAGAAGACCTTCCCCGCGGCCGTGCAGGCCGAGGTCTCTGGCAAGCAGTTCGCGACGTTCAAAGACTATCTGCGCGCCGTCACCGATGCCGCGATTCGCCACGGCTTCGACGACGAGCTCAAGCGCAGAGAACCCGCCCTGAAAAAGGCCTTTTTGTCCGAAACCGTCGGGAGCGAACCCACTCCCGAGCGAGAAGGCGGTCGCGCGCCGTCCGTCCGCGAGATCACGGACGAGCAGCTCGCGCGCATGAGCCTCGAGGAATCGGACCAGTACCTGGATGACCGCGGCCAGCCGCGACCAGGTGTCCGTTTGCGCCTGACGCGCGCCATCAACACGCGCGATCTGCAGCGCTGATCTCTCCTCCGGCCGCGGCCGGGGTGAGCGCTGAAAGGAACACCGCCCATGCCGGTCGGAGCGACCGAGTTCGTGGACAAGACCATCGCCGACGGCGTGTTCTCGCCAGACATCTGGTCGCGTCAGGTGCTGCGCGCCACCGAGAGCAACCTGGTCTTCGCCAAGTGCGTCAATCGCGGCTACGAGGATGATGCCAGCGTCGGCAAGGCCGTCAAGGTCGCCAGCATCGGCAACCTGGCGGCGCGCGCCAAGACCGAAAACACCGCCATCGTGTACGAGACCGTGGCCGAGACGGCGACCACCATCACGCTCAACATCTGGTCGTACGCCAGCGTCGGCATCGAGGACATCGTCAAGGTGCAGAGCATCGTCGACGTCCAGAACGAGTACCAGCGCAAGATCGGCTACGCGCTGGCGCGCGACATCGACACCAAGCTGGCCACCGACGTCGCGGGGTTCTCGCAGACCGTCGGCACGCTCGGGACGCCGCTCGGGGACGCCGACGTCATTCGCGCCAACCAGTACCTGGACGACGCGGACGCGCCCGAGACCGACCGCTTTCTGATCATGAGCCCGGCCGAAAAAGCCAACAAGCTGACGCTCGACCGCTGGTCGAACGCGCTGTACATCGGCAACCCGAAGCCGGCCGTCTCGGGTTCCATCGGCGACATGTACGGGCTGAACGTGATGATCACCACCAACCTGGTCAAGCCCGCCGCGGGCCAGGCCAACAACACGGTGTTCCAGCGCGACGCGGTGGCGCTTATCGTGCAGCGCTCGCCCAAGATGCACCTCTTCTACGACATCGACTTCTTCACCTGGAAACTGGCCAGCGAAGTCATCTACGGCCACCAGGAAATGCGGGACGTGTTTGGCGTCTGGGCCAAGGGAGCCGGCTAGGCCATGACCGAGACGATCCAGTCGGACCTGCTCGAGCGTCTTGCCGCGCGCGCGGTGCCCGTCGTGCAGGAGGCCAAGCGCGGCCAGAACTACAACTTCCCGCTGGCCTGGTACCGCCGCGTCGACGGCGACCTGGTGCAGCTCCAGAGCGACCCGCAGAACCGCGCCTACTACGAGGACAAGGGCTACGTGCTGCTGCGACCGGCCGAGGTGCGCGAGTGGGAAAACGTGGTGCGGCCGCAGGTCATCGCCGAGCAGAAAAAGCGGGCGCAGCTGATCAACGCCATCCGCCGCGTGGAGGCGCGCAATCCGGCCTGGGTCGGCATCGACCCCGAGACGCAGGAAGAGTTTCCGAGCATGACCCTCGAGGAGCTCGCGGCGGTGCACCGTGAGGCGTGCGAGGCGACTGGCATGACACTCCGGCTGCCACCGATCAAGCCCGAGAAAGGCGAGCAGCCCGACGCCAACCTGCGCGGCGTCGAGACCAACGTGACCATCGAAGAGATCCAGAACAAGCTGCAGCGCACGCCAGAGGGCCAGGTCCTGGGGCACGGCTTCGACCCGCTCCACGAGGCGCGCCGCCGCGATCGAGGGAAATAACGCATGACGCTCCAACCCGCGAACAACGAGCCCACCCAGGAGACCGATCGGCAGGCGAAGGAGGCGGACCTCCAGTCCCAGGTCGTGCCCCAGGCCGAGCTGGACGCGCAGCTGCCCGGCCACGTGCCGAATGCCGCCGAGCGCGCGGCCGGCGGCGCCAGCCCATGGCTGAGCGCGGCGCAGGCCGACCAGGAACCCCCGGCGGGCACGCCGCCGGGCGACCTGTTTTTCACCTACCAGCGCCCGGACGGCGACTCGTTCATCGGGCCGGCCTCGAGCGCGGAGCTGTACCTGCGCAAGGGCTACACCGTTACGGGCGAGCAGACCATCGCCAACTCGGCGGAGTTCCGCGACAAGGTCAGCCCTGGCTCGGCAGCACCGGCGGTCAGCGGCGTCGCCGGGCTGGGCGGCTCGGGTGAGACCGAAGAAGGTCCAACCAACACACCCGCTGGCACGGCCGAGCCGTCGTCACCGTCGGCAGGCACAGCCGAGACGACGCCGACCGAGACGACCTCCAGCGGCACTGAGCCAGGCGTCTGATGCCACCGCCCACGCTGAACGCGCCTGGCGCCTGGTCGGCGTGGGCGCAGAACGCGGCCACGCTGCAGAGCTACCTGGGCGCACCCGACCCGCCGGGTACGCTCATGTTCCAGGTCCAGAAACCGGGCGGGTCGGACAAGGTCAACATCCCCGCGGCCAACGGACCCCTGTTCGTGCGGCGGGGCTTCACCATCACCGGCGAGTGGACGATCGACCCCTACGATTCGAGCAACATCGTGCCGATCGTCGGCAGCGCCAGCCCCACTGGCACGATGGCGCCAGGCACAGGCGCGTCGGGGGGGCTGTGGACGCACACGCCGGTGGACTGGCGCGGCAACGAGGGCGTCGCCAAGCCCGGCGGATGGCCATCGGACGCGGCAGTGGCCGTCCCTCCCGCGGGCTCGACGAGCGGTGCCACCGGACAGGCACCCACGATCAGTGCGATCTCGTCCTCGGGCATTACCACCACCGGCGCCACCATCAACTACACCCTGTCGCCGTCGTCGACCAATCAGGTGGAGTACGGCACGACGCTGGCGTACGGGTCGACGAACACCGAAGGTGTCGGTGCGGGCCCGCAGGTCAAGCCGCTGACGGGTCTGGTTTCGGGCACGACGTACCACTATCGCATCCGCGCCACGGCCAATGGCTTGACGACGTACTCGGCAGACTACACCTTCACCACCAGCTGACCGGAGGACCCATGAGACCCAAGCGCCGACCTTGCCACGAAGCTGGCTGCTGATGGTGATGCAGCAGAGCGACGACCGGCTGGGCCGCATCGCGTACGACGCCTACTGCATGAACACCGGCGGCAAATCGCTGGTCAGCGGTGACGATCTGCCGCTCTGGGACGACCTGCGCGACCAGTTCAAGACCGCCTGGATCGCCGCGGCGCACGCGGTGGTCTACAACGCCCAGGCCACATGAGCCACCAGCTGGTGCCTGTCTCGGCGCCGCGGCAGGCGCACCGCGACGGTTGCACCTTCGGCAGCGGCTTCTATCGCATCGTCATGACCGACGGGTCGCGGCGCTTCTGCCAGTCGGAGGGCGAGGTCGAGTTCGTCTCGAACCTGCTGCCGGCGGGCGCGATCGCGCGCGTGCAGCGCGACGGGTTCTGTCTGGATGATGCGGAGTACACCGCGACCGGCGACGCGCGCACGCCGGATGTTTTGGACGGCGCCCGATTCCTCGACCTGCCGCGCGAGGAGGGCATCCGCGAGCTGGGCGTCACCGACGAGGCCGACTACGCCCGCGCCTACCGCGCGGTGGAGGAAGCGGTGCTCGAGCGGGACCGCCAGCAGGCGCACGGCGGCGTGCACGCCAGCATCGTCATCAAGCGCAAAGGCCGGCCCAGCCCCGTCGACGCGTGACCGAGACGCCGACCCTCAACCCGCTCGCGCCGAAGCAGGCGCCGCCGCTGCAACCGGTTGGTGGTGGTCCGGTACCGCCGCTGGTCCCACCCGGCAGCACGCCGCCACCGGTACCGCCGTTCCAGCCCGACTATCCGCCGGCGTGGATCGGGCCACCAGGTCCACAAGGCCCGCCTGGTGCGGACTCGACGGTGCCGGGTCCACCTGGTCCGAAAGGCGACGAGGGCGACGAAGGTCCGCAAGGAATTCAGGGTGAGCAGGGCATTCAGGGCCCACCCGGCGGTGCGCCGTCGTGGCAGGGCGAGTGGACCTCGAGCGTGGATTACGCCAGCAACGATGCGGTCAGCTTGAGTGGCTCGAGCTATTACGCTGCGGGCGATCCGGTGCTGGGTGTCTCGCCACCGGCCGTGCCGTGGCAGCAGATCGCCGCCAAGGGTGACACCGGGCCGCAGGGCGCCACCGGTCCGACTGGCGCTACGGGCGCGGCCGGGCCGCAAGGCGATCCAGGCCCAGCTGGAGTACAGGGACCCAAAGGTGACACCGGCGCTCAGGGCCCGCAAGGTCTACAAGGTGCCACCGGCGCCACCGGCGCGCAGGGTGTCCAGGGACCAACCGGTGCGACCGGCGCCAGCGGGCCTGGCGTCGCCGCCGGCGGCACCACCGGCCAGCTGCTGACCAAGACCAGTGGCACCGACTACGCCACCAACTGGGCGGACCCGGCCGTCACGCTGGCGGCCTTCAACGCGCTCGTGGCGCGCGTGACCGCGCTCGAGACGGCCATCGCGGCGATGCCCAATAGCCTCGAGGACCTGGTGTACGCCGGCTGATGCCGAATCTTGCCGAGTACCGCAGCACGTTTTCGGTGGAAGCAGGTCCGTACATCGGTCCAGAGTCGTACACCGTGCGCGCCATGAGCGGCTCGAGCACGACGCAGCTGTTCTGTCACGCCTACCCGGTCCAGTCGGGCATCCCCCAGCAGGACCAGCTCATCGACCGGCCGCTGTACCGTCCCAACGCCGTCGAAGAGACGGACAAGCACCGCTACATCAAGAGCTACGACCCGTCTGCCGGCCTGATCGAGCCGGACCTGGAGTGGACCAACCCGCCGCTCGCTGACCCTGGCCTCGGCACGCGCTACGTCGACCTCGAGGCGTACACCTATGCCGGCCTGGAGTTGTTCACGTACGAGGAGCTCGAAAACACCGGCCTGACCGGCTTCGGCGAGCGCTTCGAGGTCCTCGGCCCGTTCGACGCGCCGACCACCCATCGCCTGATCAACGACGGCCTGAAGCAGTGCTGGCTGATCGTCGAGGTGGCCTGCCTGCCGACCGAACTGAAGAGCCGGCACGACCTGTCGGTGGTGTGCCCGTGGCTGCAGGACCCGACCGACGTGCTGCAGGTCGGCCTGCTCGCCGAGGGCGACGACCGCGACCTGACCGATCCGTTCGAGCGCATCGTCAAGGGCATGGTCGAGCGCGACGGCGGCACGTTCTACCTGAACACCGGCACCCAGACGTTCGTCACGGGCGACACGCTCTACCTGCGCTGTCTGAAGCGCGCCTACGACCACTGTCGCCAGAGCGGCGGCCTGTTCGGCGAGCAGTCCGGGCTGGTGCTCGAGACCGACGAGTCGCCGGTCGAGCGCGACTGGCTGGCGTCCTCGGCGCTGGTCATCGCCTGGCGGCGCTTCGCGCACCTGCTCGAGCCGCTGGCCAACCAGCGCCTGGTGCGCGACCAGCAGTCGGCCGCGGCGTGGTTTTCGGACCGCTGCCGCGAGCACTTCACGGCGCCGCTGCCCCAGCGCACGCTCACCCGCCGCCGCTACTTCGGCCCGCCCAGGATGGCGATGGGCGCATGAGCCTGTACGCCAAGCGCGAGCCGTGGCCGTTCCACCTGAAGCTCGACGGCGTTGGGCTGCTGGTGGGTTCCAAGGGACCAGGTCAGCCGGCGATGGTGTCCTCCAAGACGCAGGACATCAACCAGGTGGCGCCGCCGGACTACAGCTACGCCGGCCTGTCGCCGCTGAGTGAGCGCGTCGAACCCTATGAATCGCTGGCGCTGGGCATGGGCCTGCCGACCCAGGACAAGTGGGAGGATTTCCGGTATGCCCAGGCGATGGGCGTGGATCTGAGCGTGTGGCCGTGGTGCACCGGTCCGGACGTCACCGACTCGAGCGGCGCGTGCAACGGCGAGGTCGTCGACTTCTTCGAGTTGCCGCCGGGCGGCACGCTGTACGCCGCCGGCGGCACCCAGGTGCTGCGCTACGCGCCGGGCACCGACACCTGGACCGTCGCCCACGACTTCGGCGCCGGCTCGCCCATCGTCGCCGCGGTGGTCTTCGCCTCGAACTTCGACGGCGTGCCCAGAGTGTGGGTCGGCTTCGGCGACGGACGACCGGCGCAGTACTCGAGCGACGGCACGACCTGGACGCCGATGCCGACGTTCACCGCGCTCGCGTTTGCCCGAGTGGGCCGCGAGTGGTGGTGGGCCGGCAACACGAATCACCTGCGCAAGTGCGACACCAACGCGGACCCCACGCAAGAGGCGAACTACACCACCGACCAGTTCACCATCGGCGATGCGTCCTCGCCGATCACCAGCCTGATGGTCAGCGCCGCGGGCACGCTGATCGTGGCCAAGACCGACGGCCTGTACTCGCTCAACGCCACCGGCGACGACCTGCCGCTGTTTCCGTTCCTGCGCTTTGCGCCGAATGCCCGCAACGGCGCGGTCTGGGGCCAGTTCATGAACGACCTGTACGTCGGCTACGGTCAGGTCTTCTCCAGGCTGGGCCCGGACCTGGTCATGCAGGACATCGGCACCGCGCGCCTGGTCGACAACACCGGGCCCGTGCGCGGCATGCTCACCGCCTTTTGCGGGGTGGGCGACATGTTTGCGCACGCCATCCTGTGGAACCCGGACACGAGCACCAGTTTTCTCATGAAGTTCGGTGGCTTCTACGCGTCGGGCGACCTGTCCTCAGGGTCGACGGGTGGGGTGACGACCAGTGGCAACGCAGTCGATCAGCGCGTGGACGCCTGGCACGGCGCGCTCAACCACGGCTGGAGCGGCGCGTATGGCTCGCAGCTGTACGTCTCGGCCATCGGCGCGCCGGCCGGCCATACGCGCACCTGGTGCGGCTTTTCCGACGGCAAGCTGCGCTGGTGGGCCAACCCGTGCGTGCCCAACCCCGCGGCCTGCAGCCAGTACGCGTTCGAGGTCGGCGACCACTGGGTCGACCTGCCGCTGTGGCATGGGACGTATCACGCCTCGACCAAGAGCATCCGTCAGCTCATCGTCTCAGCGCCGCGCCTGGACCTGGATAATTACGTGCGGATCGAGTACGCCACCAGCCCGAGCGCGCCGCTGGTGGCGGCGCCTGAGGACTTCGTGACGCCGGTGCTCGATGTCGTGGCGCTGCCGACCGACACGACCGCCGTGCTGGCCGCCTTCCGCGTCCACCTGCACGTGGCGACGACTGCGACCTGTCCGCTGGTCAGCTCGGTGGCCATCAGCCACGCGCTGCGGCCGCGGCGCATCATGCAGTTCGAAGCCGACGTGCTGTGCGCCGATGGCCTGGTGCGCCGCGACGGGGTGGCGATGCGCATGGGCAGGACCGCCATCCGTCAGCTTGTGGAGGCCGCCGTCGACAACCCCGGCGCCGTCGCCGTGGTGCTGCCCGACGAGAGCCGCCAGGACATGAGCATCGTCGACTACCAGCTGTCGCAGGCGTTTGACGAGGTCGGCCGACAGTGGCGCGGCAGTCTCCATTTGAAGATGGTGCAGTGGGCCACGGCCGAGGCCTAAGGAGGGTTATCTCAACATGTCACGACAGAACGCGACCAACTTCAGCGGGGCGCTGCAGTTCCCGTACGCCAACGCGGCGGCGGACCTGTTCAAGATGGAGGACGTCCAGGTGCTGGCCCAGGCGGTCGACCAGCACGACCATTCCAGCGGCAAAGGCTTGATCCTGCCGGCCGCGGCGATTCCGGATGGGTCAATCACCGCGGCCAAGATTGCCAACGGCACGATTACCAGTGCCAAGATCGCTGACGGCACGATTACCGGCACTGACATCGCCAATAAGACGATCGGCGCGGCGCAGCTCGCGGACGGGCAGATCGGCGCCCAACAGCTCGCCGATGGGCAGATCACCAATCCGAAGCTGGACGGCAACGCGGTCAGTCAGATTCAGATGGTGCAGGGGTTCACCGGCAATCCCTCGACCACCTCCGGCACGATGGTCATCATCCCGGACATGGCCGTGGCCATCAATCTCGCCCGCGCGGCCAAGCTGCTGCTGGTTTTTTGCGGCAGTTTTGTGTGTACGGTGGCGGGCTCGGCGTCGTTTCAATTGAGCATTCCGGGCCAGACGGTCAGTAAGGTGCTGGTCTACAGTGGCGTGGGCGGCGCCATCTTCCCGGTGGCGATCAATCACCTGGTCACGCTGGCCGCCGGCTCGTACAGCGGCCAGGCGCTCTGGTCGGCCACGGGTGGCGCGACGCTGCAGCGCTACGGCGCCGAGTCGCAGATTGGCGTCCTGGAGTTGAGC